GCCTTCACCTGATAGGAGCCCTGAATGGCTTTCGTTCTGTCTCAGAGCGAGTCGTACACCTGGCCGGTCACCGTCGAGTTCCCCATCGATGGTGGCCGGTTCGACAAACAGACCTTTGATGCCGAGTTCAAGCGGCTGCCACAGGCGCGGATCCGCGAGATCTGGGACCAGATCCAGTCTGGCGACCTGACTGATGATGAGCTCTGCGATCAGGTGCTGGTGGGCTGGAGTGGGATCCAGGACGCCAAGGCCGGCGAGGTGCCTTACAGCGAGAAGGCGAAGGCTGACCTGTTGAACGTGCCGCTGGTGTCTGCCGCGGTGGTCAGCAGCTGGCTCGACAGCCTCAGCAAGGGCAAGAGAAAAAACTGACAGCCGCCGCCGAGCATTGGGCCGGCGGCGGAAAGGACAGCGGCAAGCAGCTGGACGATGACGCGGCCGCTTTCGGCGTGATCATCGAGGAGCCGGCACCGGATGAGTTTGAGGTGTGGCCAGAGAACTGGGAGGCCGTGCTGATGTGGTGCCGTGTGCAGACGCAGTGGCGCACCAGTGCAGGTGGGGCAATCGGGCTCGATTACTCGGTGCTGGCCTGGCTCTTTAAGATGTACTCAGTGGACGACCCGCGCGCGCTCCTGGAGGATTTGCAGGTGATGGAAGGCGCAGCGCTGGCGGCGATGAACCGGGAGGGCTGAGCCATGGCGATGACCCTCGACACCGCGATCAAGTTCACCGCGAAGCTGGAGGGCACGGGGCTCGACCAGCTGAAGCGCGGGCTGCAGGGGCTTGAGCAGCAGTCAAAGGTAACGAAGGCGGCCCTTGGCCAGGCCAACATCGACATCGCGCGGATGGCTCGCGCGGCCGGCAACACCACCGCCGGACTGCGCAGCCACATCGCCGCGCTGAAGTCGCTGCGCGACAACGTAGACATCAACAGCCAGGCCTACCGCAGGCTGGGCAAACAGATCGATGAGCTCGAGGCGAAACAGCGCAAGCTGACGGGCGCCGTATCACCCCGCGGGGGCATCTCCGGCCTGCTCGCCATGGGCGGCGGACTAGGGGGCCTTGCAGCGGCCGCTGGTGGCACCCTGGCCGTCAAGTACGTGGCCGATGTCGGGATGCAGGCCGAGAGCGCACAGGTGCGGCTCCGGGCGCTCACCAACGAGTTCGGCGAATACAACCAGGCGGTGCTGGCCACCGAGCGGATCGCCAAGACGCTGCGGATCAGCAACACCGAGGCGCAGAGCAGCTTTGCCAGCCTCTACGCCTCATTGCGCCCCACAGGCATCACCCTGAAGGAGCTCGAGGGCGCCTTCATCGGCTTCTCTGCTGCGGCCCGCAACAGCGGCGCGACGGCGCAGGAGACCAGCAACGCGCTGATTCAGCTGAAACAGGGCCTGGCGTCCGGCGTGCTCCAGGGCGAGGAACTGCGCTCAATCCGCGAGCAGGCACCGCTGGCAGCTCAGGCGATCGCAAAGGAGCTCGGCGTCACGATCGGCCAGCTGAAGGATCTGGCATCTGATGGCAAGGTCACCACTGACGTGGTGCTGTCGGCGCTGAACAAGCTGAAGGACACGCAGCTCGGCAAGCTGAACGCGCAGTTCAACACGGGCGCGCAGGCAGTGAAGGATCTGCAGATCGCCACCGAGCGGCTCGGGATCCAGATCGCCAAGACCTTCGGCCCCACGGCGGTAAGGCTGATCCAAGCCTTCACGCGCGTGCTCGAGCGGGCTGCCGACCTGGCCGGCGGTGGCGGTGAAACTCAGTCAAAACTGATCGCGCAGCTGCAGGCGCAGAGCGAAGCGCGGCAGAAGTTCGGCTTCCTGGGCGCGTTCACCAATCGCGCCGAGATGGATGCGTTTGTGAAACAGCGCACCGAGGCGATCCTGGAATCGAATCGGCAGGCTGCAGCAAAAGCGCGCGACAAGGCACCTGATCTCACGCCGGAGCAACTGCAGAGCCAAGCGGATGCGCGCAGGGAGCGCGAGGCGGCCGCTGGGGCCGCGGCAATGGAGAAGGCCAAGAAAAACCTGGCCGATCAGCTGAAGATCCGCGAGGAGATGGAGAAACGGCTGGCGGACTTTCGCGAGCAGTCGATCGAGCGCGCGGCCGACCTCGAGCGGCAGCTGGGCGACCAGCGGCTCGAGCTGGAGCGCAGCACGGCCGAGGCTCGGCGGCGAGTGCAGGAACAGCAGCAGGATTTCGCGCTGGAGGCGGAGCGGCAGCGGCTGCGCGGCGCTGGCCTGAGCACCGATGCGCTCGACACGCAGGCCCGGCTAAACGAAGCCACGCGGCGCTTCACCGAGCAGAAGATCCAGATCGAGCAGAACGCCACCGATCGGAAGGTGCAGCTCGAGCGCACGCTGGAGGACTACAAGCTGAACGTGGCGCGCGGGATCCGAGACATCCTGGTGGACGGCGCGGAGAAGATGGCGGCCAAGATGCGCGAAGGTGCGCGTGGCGCTGCTGGCGCCATGGGCCTCCCTATGGCACCGGGCGGCATCATCGCCCGCACTGGAAGCACCGGGCAGAGCACCGGCCCGCACCTAGATGCGCGGTGGGCCGATGGCCGGCCGATCAGTGCAGCCGATGCAGACCGCTACCTGAGCGTGAACGGCCGCAGCCCCTCGAGCTACGGCGTCACCAGCGGCTACGGCCCGCGCAGCCTGTTCGGCCGCAGCTTCCACCGCGGCATCGATTTCGGCACCCCCAGCGGCAGCGGCGTCAGTCTGAAGGGCGGCGCCAGCCTGCTGCGTGATCTCGGCTTCACCGGCGCCGGCGGTTATGCGGTGGAGATCGACACCCCCGAGGGCCGGATGCGGCTGCTGCACCTGCAGGGCGGCTCTGCGGCCCGTCCGGTGGGCAGCGCGCGGCAGCTGATCGGGCGGCCCGGTGCGGCTGCTGGCGTCAGCATGAGCGGCATTGATGCGGCAGGCAGGCGGCTCGATGCAGCATCTGGCGCCAACCGATCGGCCAGCCTGGCCGCGGCGGCCGGTGAGCTGGTCAACAGCCGCCAGGCCGAGCTCGGCACCATCACCAGCCAGCTCGATCAACAGCGCAAATCGGTGCGTGAGCAGCGCGAAGATTTCGAGCGGATGCTGGAGCTACAGCGCAGTGGGCTGAGCCCTGAGCTGGCACGGCAGACCGTCGAGCGCCAGCGGGCCGCAACAGCTGAACAGTCCAGCCTGCAGGCTCTCGAGCGCCAGCTGGTGCTGGACCTGCAAAGCAAGGACATCACCGCCGAGCAGCGCGCGAACCTCGAGGCGATCCTCAAGGCCACGCAGGACCGGCTGGCTTCTCAGCCCGGCATCCTCGATGGCCTCAACACCGAGGAGCAGGCGCTCGAGCGCCTGAAGCTGGCCTACGAACAAAAGCGGCAGCTGGTCGAGGGCATTGCCAACTCGATCGGCAACGGCATCGGCTCGGCGATCGATCTGTTGATCGACGGCACCGACAACTGGGGCGACAGCCTGCGGCAGATCGCGGCCGGCGTGCTGAAGGACATCGCCCGCCAGATCGCGCAGACCATGGTGGTGGCGCCGATCGTCAAGGGCCTCACCTCGGCGTTCGGCTTCGCCAATGGCGGCATCATGACCGGCGACGGCCCGCTGCCCCTGCGCAAGTACGCGGCCGGCGGCATCGCCAACAGCCCGCAGCTGGCCATGTTCGGCGAGGGCTCGATGCCCGAGGCCTACGTGCCCCTCCCCGATGGCCGGCGGATCCCCGTGGCGATGAAGGGCGGCGGCGGCGGCACCAGCGTGGTGGTGAACGTGGACGCCACCGGCAGCCAGGTGCAGGGCAACAGCGGCCAAGGCGAGCAGCTGGGCCGCGCGATCTCGCAGGCGGTGCAGAATGAGCTGGTCCGTCAGAAGCGGCCCGGCGGACTGTTGGCGGCTTGATCATGGCGACCTTCACCTTCATCCCGAGCTTCGATGCCACCGAGTCGAGCCAGCCGCGCGTCAACCGCTTCAAGGCCGGCGACGGCTACGAGCAGCGGGTGCGCTTCGGCCTGAACACCAACCCGAAGGAGTGGGATCTGACCTTCTCCAACCGCACCGACACCGAGCGCGATCAGATCGCAGCCTTCCTCGATGCACGCGGCGGGGTGGAGAGCTTCGACTGGACGCCACCCCGCGGCACGGCCGGCAAATACGTTTGCGACAGCTGGCAGATCACGCTGAGCAACTGCAACAACAACCAGCTGCGCGCCAAGTTCCGCGAGGTGTTTGAGCCCTGATGGCCGTCCCCGTTTCTGAT